GTGCAGGAAGCCACTGAACTAACAGACGAAGACTGGGAGACGCTGATTACTCGTAACCGTTTTGGTGTCATGCCATTTAACCAATTGCTAGGGGACTGCAATCCGAATGCTCCTAATCATTGGTTAAATCAGCGTATGAATACGGGCAAGATTACCCGAATAAAAACAGATCATAAGGACAATCCGCTTTACTGGTACGACGGAGAATGGACAAAGCGCGGCACAGAGTACATACAAAAACTGGATGCGCTTACAGGTGTACGATACAAGCGTCTCCGTTTGGGCTTGTGGAGCTCCGCTGAGGGCATGATTTATGACGAGTGGAATCCGGAAAAGCATCTCATAAATGAATCCGAAGTAAATGTGAGTAAGGAATGGCGCAGAGTATGGGCTGTCGATTTTGGCTTCACGCATCCTTTCGTTTTGCAGGTCTGGGCTGTCAATACGGAAGGCATTGGCTACCGTATTTATGAGATTTACCACACAAAGCTCTTAGTAGAGGATGCAGCTGCTCTTGTAAAAATCTGGCAGCGCAATAACCGCGAGCCATATCCGGAAGCTATAGTATGCGATTGGGATGCTGAGGGTCGCGCCACTTTGGAAAGACATCTCGGCTTACCAACTACTCCCGCGAATAAAAATGTGCTGGAAGGTATCGAGGCAATGAAGAGCAAGCTCAAGCGCGGAGAAATGATATACGTGCGTGATGCCCGTGAAGAGAAAGATTGGGACTTGGACGAAGCGAAGCTGCCCACCTGTACCGAGGAAGAAATTGAAGGATATGAGTGGGAAGATAACAAGCGCAAAGAGCAGCCGAAGAAAGTTAATGATCACGGTATGGATACAAGTCGGTATTTTGCTATGTATGAGACGGATAACTCATTAAATTGGTCGCGCGGTATGGCTGGATAAAAATGGAGGTGTGTCATGGGTATAGGATGGGCTGAGGACGACGCAAATGCAGGATCCACCTCTCCTGGGTGGGCTGAGTACGATTTCACGGATCCAGAGTAAGGGGGATGCTATGGCATATTCAAAGCAACCTCGTTTTAAGGACACAAAAGATGTCTATGACATCTTCTCCTCCTGGCTATACTGGCAGATCAGTGATTTTGAGAATGAGCCACCATATATTCCGGATAGCAGGATAAGGGATACATGGCTTCGGAAATTTGCACAGCTTGATCCGCATCTGGCGGGTGTTATCTCTACCGTTGTCGCTATTGACAAAAATCGCGGTTGGCGCATGGTGGGCGGTAGAAATCAGGTACTGCGTTATTCTGACATGCTGCACGCCATTACCGTCGCTCCTGGTGTTAGCGGTTGGCGTCCTGCGGTATCTCATTTGTCGCAATCATTTTGGACTACCGATATGGGCGGTCTTTTAGAATGCGGCAGAGAGGGGATGAACGGACCTCTTCGTGCATTGTATTCGCTTGATCCGGCAAGATGCAAGCTGACAGGTAAGAATGACACGCCTCTGGTGTATTATCCGCGTTCCGGTAAAAGTGTAGCTCTCCGCGATGTAGATTATATACGTGTTTCGTCTATGCCTGCAACGGATGAAGCTTACAACGGTCTTGGTTACTGCGCTATATCCAGATGCTTGGAGCTGACTAAGATCATGTTAGCTATTTATCAGTATGACAAAGAAGAACTCGGCGCACTTGCTCCGCGCGGATTGCTTCTTTTATCTGGTATTTCGCAAAAGCAATGGCAGGAAGCTATGACAGCTAGAAAGGCTGATCTGGAAGCCAACGAGATGAAATATTTCAGCAAGGTGGCTGTGTTAGCTTCGCAAGCTGCTAATGTGGAGGCGAAGCTGACAGCTTTATCCCAGCTTCCAACAAACTTTGATATGCGTGAGTGGATGGATATACTCATGTATGGCTACGCTCTATGCTTTGGATATGATCCATCCGAGTTCTATCCTGTGCAATTTGGTGCTATCGGACGTGGGACGGAGACGGAAATACAGCATGAAAAAGCTACGGGCAAAGGTAGATTGGATTGTGTGCTCAGTTTTCAGGAACAGCTACAGGAACAATTTCCACAAACTCTGGAGTTCTTATTCGATCAGCGAGACGAGAAAGGCGACCTTCTACATGCACAAGTCAATAAAGCGTGGGCGGATGAAGCGAAGGTATTGTTAGATGCAGGAGCTATTACCCCTGTAGAGGCTCGTGTGCTTTTGGCTGATCAGAATGTCATACCACGCGCATGGTCAGAGGATCCGGATTTTGCTGAGTCGGATCTGGACGAAGATATAGAAGGTGACGAGCTTGTGGATCCCAGCACAGTTCAACCTGTAGATGCGACAAAGAAAAATACGCGCGATATACTTTTGACTATGCCTAGAGTACAGAGGGCAATAGCAGCTTTTCCCGATGAACCGCTTGTTGAGTATAGCTATCCGGAGCATAAGTTGGCTATCTTAGCAGAAAGAGCTGATGATCTTTTACGGAGACGAACATGGGAGACGAAGAAAGTGTAACACTTCCGAAAGCATTGCTGGAAAAATATTATTCAGAATATTTTGTAGAAACAGGATCTTTTTATGGAGGTGCTATTCAACTTGCCATTGAGTGCGGTTTTTCTGATATTCGCTCCATAGAAGTCGATCCGGATTTGTATGCACATTGCTGCGATCGCTTCAGGCACGATTTGCGTGTTGGATTATTTCTCGGAGATAGTGCGCGGGAGCTTCCTTTCGTTATAGAAGACATTGATGACAGAATAACTTTCTGGTTAGATGCTCACGCTGGTAATTCCCCTACCGTCGGCGAAACTCTCGCTCCTTTGCTGAAAGAGTTAGATATAATTGCGCGACATCCCCGAAGAGATCACATCATAATGATTGATGATGTGCGGCTATTCGGGAAGAACTATTGGGGGCTGGTAACGGAAAAGGCTGTTCTGGGCGGATTGCGCGACATCAATCCCGATTACAAAATAGTGTATGAGAATAGCAAACTTTATCCGGATGACATACTGGTAGCTTACGTATCCGAGGAATAGCCGCTATGATGAATGTATCCATTGTGACTGGTACTTATAACAGATTACCATTACTGAAGAATATGGTTGATAGTGTTAGGCGTTCTGTTGGTAAAGGACTTGGATACGAAATAATAATCGTTGATGGTGGCAGTACAGATGGGACATTGCAATGGTGCAAGACACAGCCAGATGTAGTTTTGATGGAGCAAGGTGAGCTTCTCGGAGCTGTCAAAGCGTTCAACGCAGGTGCTAGAGCAGCACGAGGAAAATATGTCATACTTGCTAATGATGACATTGTTTTTCTTTATGATAGCATAATTCGCGCCTATGCATTCATGGAGGACAATCTTACTGTTGGCGTCGGTTGTTTTTACCAGGATAGATACAACAAAAACTGGTATGTCGATAAAATGTCGGCAGTTGCTGAGGACGGCGAAAGAAAAAGCGTTTATTACGGTCAGGTATGTATTGTCCCAAAATGGCTTGGAGATAATGTTGGTTGGTGGGGAGATTATTTGCATACCTATGGCGGAGACAATGAGCTTTCCTGCAATGTTATTGAGCTCGGTTATGAAGTCATACCCATCGAGTGCGCCTGTATTCATGATACCGTTTATCGAGATGCTTTACGAGCAAAGAATAATCCTAACCGAAATGGAACTACGCATTCTGACTCTGCTCTGTTCCGTGCAAAGTGGGGTTTTGGACCCACAATACGGAAAACAAATATCAGAAAGGAGTCACCCAAGCGCATGAGAGTATTATATGCTCCAATCTATGAACGAAATAATGCTCTTCAGCATAAGACGAAGTTTGGTCTGCTCAAGGCTTTGCGCAAAGTATATGATGTAACTGAGGTAGATTATCTAGCGCAGATATCCATCTTTAACAAAGGTCTACGCGGAATTGATGATCTTTATTACACCGCACAAGCTTTTCGCCCTGACTTATTCTTGCTGCAAGCACATGATGCTTACCACATGCCATTGGAGCTGGTAGAGTTGTTGCGTAAAGAACATTCCGGTAAACTCTTTATATCCTGGAATGGTGACTACAGCCCAAAGAATTTCAATGACCCAAATTATCACAAGTTACTTCGTCTTATGGATTTAGCTACGTTCTGCACCGCAGATTATTTCGACAAGTTCCGTGCAGCAGGTATCAGATGCAATTACTGGCAAATAGGGTATGAGGAATTCAATGAACTGACCATAACTGGCAGAGAACGCACATACGATGTCATATTTCAGGGAAGCGAATATTCTGAAAAGAGGACATATTTGGGGCATATTCTCAGAAGCATACCCAATTCCGGTCTTTTTGGCATTTGGAAAAGCATAAAGGCGGACGGTTCATCCTATTATGATTATGCGGCGCAGGATAAGCTCTACCGTTTGTCCAAAATATGTGTATCCGATCAGCAGTTTTTGAATGCTACAGGATATGTGAGCAATAGATTATTTCAGGCAATGCGCTCAGGAATTTTTGTATTGCAACAAAAAGTGATAGAAGCTGAGCGGTATATCGGAATGAAGAACGGAGTACATTACGTAGAATGGAATGATGTTGAAGAACTACCCGACCTAGTAGCTTATTGGCTCGCTCACGAGACGGAAAGGAGGGCTATTGCAGAAGAAGGTAAGAAGTTTGTTATGCGAGAGCATAGTTTCGATAAACGAGTTGAGGAACTACAAGCATATATTTCAAGCTTAAAACGCTGAATTTGCTTTATAACAGGGGTAGCATTGCGTCTCGCAATATAGTATAATTTAGGTAAGAATGGAGGTGAATAATGCCTTATAGTGGAGCAAATGATCCTGATTTGCCCTCCAATGTAAAGGATATGCCAACAAAAGATAGAAAGCAATGGGTCGAGGTGTTCAACTCGACCTACAATGCTTGCATAAAGGATGGAGGCAGCACCAAAACATGCGAGGGAAAAGCCTTTCGGTATGCAAATGGTGTACTGAAGAAAAAGTATCAGAGTTTATTCAGATTTATCCGTAACCTGTTTGATCCTGAATATGAGGAATTGCAAGAACAAGCGTTGGGATTTCCAGATTTGTACAACCAGATAGCTATGGCAGCTTACAACGACGAAAACTCACGGAACGCTTGGCTTGTGAATGTTTATCTCGACAAGGGTGGAATGTTTGCGATTTTTTCTTCTGAGGGTGCTTTGTATAAAGCTTCTGTAAAGTACAATGCAAATAAAAATGAGGCTACTATTCCGCCTTTTGAAAAATGGGAAAAGGTACAGGAAGAATTCGTACCTGTGTCGCAGAACAAATTTGCAATACGAGCACAAAAAGACGGTTCCGTCCGTTGGCTCTTGATCGCTGGCACGACTGTTCTGAACAGAAACGCCGAGATAGATAGCTCCGAGTTATTTGATGATATGATCGCAAAATGCGAACAGTCCGGAAAATATCCTTATCTAACATTTTTCCATTTGGGCAAGTCATTTGAAATGGGTACGTGCGACTTCCTTGCACGAGAAGGAGTCGCTTTAGTTGCTTCTGGACTTTTTGACCTTAGCAAAAAAGTTGCTCAATCTATGGTCAAAGCCTACGAGGAAGATCCAGATTATTGGGGCAGTTCCCTCGGTTTCTATGCAGAACATCCAGACATGGTTGAAATTGCTCGTGATATTAAACTACCAGTTTATAAGAAGGGAGAATTGATAGAAATTTCAATATTACCGGAAGAGCAAGCCTGTGCTGTTATGACGGCACTAAGATCTACAAAGGAGGTAAATCGCATGAATAAACGTACAGAAGAAGCTATCAAAAAGTTGGCTGGCGAGGATGAAGAGCTTGCCGAAGAGTTTATTGGAATGGTCGATGATGTAAATCGATCCGTGGAAGAGCAGGGTTTAATTCATCGTGAAGCCTCTGAGGAAAATTCCGAAGAGACAACTACCGAGGAAACCACTACTGAGGAAACCACTACTGAGGAGACCACTACTGAGGAGACTACTGAATCTGTGGAACAAGCGGTAGAAGAGGGTACGACTGAGGAGAAACCTGCTGAGCAGATCAGCGAACTTGAGGTTGATGAGGAACTCGTGCAACGAATTGCTGATCAGGTAATTGCAGATCCAAAAATTGCAGGAATTTTAGAGAACGTCGAAAAGGCAATTGCAGATCTTGCCAAAGAAGTTCACGATTTGCATGCTTCAGGCATCAGTACCTCCAAGAAACTCAGCGAGCGTATCGAGTCCTTGGAACACTCTGATGAAGAAAAGCGTCGTCAATGGGAGCAGGATTTGTCTCCCAAGATCATTAACAAAATCCGTGTAACCCATCGTCCGACGCAGCGATCAGAGGACGAAACTTCTGACAAGCAATCTTTTGCTGAGATCGCCAGCCAAACACTTTCGAATCTAAAATAAGGAGGTATCGAATGGATAAATTATTTGTAAAACGTGATCTTACGCTTGGAACTGAACCTTCGCTGGAAGGCTGCTGCGGTCTCTTTGACATGTGTTCCGATCAGGATCTGATGTCTCTTTCGTTCGAAGGGACTAGTAAGTTTCTGGATTGGATCGGATGGCAGAGAACAAATGTTTGCCTTATCAAAAAGAATTTTGTAACATGGGTTCGTCCTGAAGCAACTCGTGACCAGCGCACGTCTGGATACATCTCCGACCCCTGCGGTGCATCAAATGGTGTTGAATGGGGTAAATGCGACTTTACCCTGGAAGATTTTGGACGCCTTCGCCGACATGGTCCTGTACGTGACGCTGCGGTAGCTGGTGAGCGTATGTGCGAGGCTCAACCTCGTTATCGTTTGGACGGAACGCCCATCGACAACGATGCTGAGTATGACATGCGCTTAGCGACCGAAGGTATCTTACAAGACCTGAAACGGGATGTTGTTACCGGAACCGCTCTTACCGCTGGAAGTTTTGACGGTTTAGAGCGTCTGGTAAAAACAGGCTACACCGACTCGGCTGGACATAACTGTGCTATGATGGATTCCGTTGTTATTGATTGGAATAGCAATGGCTTCGCTGGTGGCAATGGCATCACTTGGAATGGTGCTGCGGTCGAAAATACCTATAACTTTGTCGATGTTATGATTGCCATTGTTCGACACATCAAGGATCGCATTTCTGCATCTCCGGCTTTGGCGGCACAGCCAATGGGTGTCGGTGATATGATAATCGTAGCTCCGACACATACTCTGCGTTGTTTGCTGAACGCTTACACCTGCTGGTCAGTTTGTGCTGGTGCTGAGTTCAACGAAGTAAGCATCCAGAGTTACGAAGCTCGCACTTTCCGTCAGCAGTTGAACGGCGGCTTATTCGGTGACGGTAAAATCTTTGTGGATGGCTTTGAGATCCCGCTTGTATCTTATGGGTGGGGTTTGCAAAAGAGCGCGACAACTACCGATATGTACATTCTTACCGGTAGGGTTGGAAATGTCAAACTGATTAATGGTCAATACTTCGACCTGTCAGGTGCTGGTCGTGATTACCCTGAAGCCAACTTTGCGTACACCGACGGTGGACGTATGATGACTTGGGTGAATCGCACTCAGACCTGCGTTCAGCGAGAAGTCGAATTCCGACCGCGCCTTCTGATGTGGGCTCCGTGGGCGCAAGCTCGTATCCAGAATATCGTTTGCACTCAACCTGGACCGATCATGAGTCCTGATCCTTGGAGCAGCTGGTTCCCTGAAGGATCTTTCCTGACTCCTGCCTGTGTTGAGAATCCTGCAGAATAAATCTCCTTCCTCCTTTCGTAATGGGGGTATCCTTGCGGCGAGGATACCCCCAGAAAAGAGGTAAGATGCCATTGATATCTGTCATAATACCATGCTACAATCATGGGAGATTTCTTCCTGAAGCCGTGAAAAG